TAGGATATTCCATTGGATGGAATATTTGTTATTCTGGAAAGTCGTATATAAAAAAATAGTTTCTAGACCTCTCTGGGTAGGATTCAAAATATTCCAAAATTTTATAAAAAATGGAATAAAAAATGGAATAAAAAAAAATTGAAACCAAAAAATCCTGGAATATAATGTTGTAAAAAAAGAAACAAATGACTTCCAATAACTGCGACTGTGAACTTGACTTCCACATCCAAGACAAAATTCACAAATTCTTGACTGGTGATAAAGGTAATTTGTGTTTTGATGACAACTGTAATTGTAACATTGATGAAGATTGTAAAAAAGATGTTCTGTCATTCAATTCCGATGATTGCCTACGTATATTAATTACAAAAGTAGAAGAAGACGGTAAATTTCATATACAACTTACATTCCATGATCTGACTAAAAAAAAGAGTAAAAAAATACTTGAAGAGAAGAAAAATGCCAGAATCAAATTCACTATGGAAGCATTTAAATACAGTGTTGATTGGGATACAATTGCTTTTAAACACAGAGCGCCTTATACACAAGGATTTCGTGAAAAAATAGAAAAAGAACTGAATAGTATAGTTACTAATACGTGTAGTATGCGATTACTTACACCTATTACTTACAAACCTTTTCTTGAAGTAACACTAACAATCAAAAGTCATTTAGTGGAAGTTAATAGAGAAGCAAGACAGTTGGTTCATAGGCTAGTAGCAGAAACATTCGTAAAGAATCCTGATATGTATAAGTATGTAAAACATATTAATGGCGATACAACAGACAACAATGCCACTAATCTACTATGGGTAGAATCAGGTGGCGACCAAGAATTGGTAGAAAAATTTAAAAAAGAAGAACAAGAAAAGAACATGAATGTCATTAAAAGATTAAAAGATTATATTAGCGAATTAGAAAAAACGTTCTAACAAACACTTTACGGCACAACAGATAAATTAATAAATTTATTTTATAAGAATAATTCAGAAACAAATGTCGATTCAAAATTATTACAAGAATCACAAAGCGAACCAGCCTACACACATTTATTACGATATGAATGTAATTAATAATGACGGATCATATCCAGCAGAACCGATTCTGTTTCAGTACAAAGAAACACGATCGAATGATTTTTTGCTGTCGCCGCAAGATTATTTCATGTCTATCGTTAGATTTAACTTACAAACACCTTCACTACCAGTGTTTATTCCACAGATTAATGTAAATCCTAATTCCAACTATGGTGGGACATATCCAATCTGTGGTATGAGTAATACAGCGAATACACATGGTAATTTTAGTGTATTTCTTTATACAAATAATACTTTACCTGTTGGTTCTATTGTTTATTTAGGTTATAATGCTTATAATCCGACAGTAGCACCCGCAGCAGGTGGTGATACATCTGCTACGGGTTTACAATATTTTAGAGTTATTGCTATTAATCCTAACTCTCCATTTAGTACAAGTCAAACTGAAGTACAACTTAATAATGCGAGTGGTACTACGACAGGCGCACCTAATAACTATCCTAACAGTACTGGATTACCACCATCCTATCCACTACCATTTGGCAACGGTACTGGTGCGACGCAATCACTTACCATAGGTAAATTTAATCTTACACAAATAAATCTAAGTGGGACTCTTGCTTATTTGACAGTAAGCCCTACGATTGGGACTCTTGCGAATCTAACAGATGTGTTCCAAGTTGGTGACACAATCAACGTTACTAATACGAATAGTTTTAATGGAAGTTATGTTATTACAGCAATTACTAATGGTACAAGTACATTCACTTGTAAGCCATCTTTTACAATTCCTACTAATTTTCAAACGTATGTGTCAGGTGGATTTGTCTTAGGAAAAGGTGATTTTATTGATGTAACGCCTTATACTATTACAATGGATTACAATCAGGGTGGTAATGTTATTCTTCAGACTACACAGCCCGTTCTATTCCAGACGACTAATTTAGGAAATATTCCACCCATTTGGAATGCCTCAGAACTTCAATCACTTACTTTAGCACAGTTGACAACTGAATATTTTCAGATTTATAATTATCCTAACTGGATTTCTATGGTAAATAACTGTTTAACAGGTACTTTCTGGACTTTACAAGGAATATACTACAATGGTAATGGAACATCACCAACTCCTGGCTCACAACTTCCCAATAGTGGTGTCAATCCAAGTCAGTTTCAAGCACCTTCTATGTCTTGGGATGCTAATGACCTCAAAGGGATTATAACGGCTTCTTATAAGTTATTCGCACAAAATACTGAAAGTATTGGTACTAAAATTGCTAAAATATATTTTAATGACCCATTTTCAACCCTCTTTGATTCGTTCCCTTATATCTATCCTAATGTTAATGTAAATGACCCGAGATATTCTCTGTTAGTTTTAAACACAAACTCTGGTGCTGGAACATTTATAGTCCAAGCATACAATGACAGTGGAACGCCAGGTCTTGCCTATCTCGGTATTCAAGCCTATCAGGATCACCAAACGGCTTCTCTTATGAACCCAATACAAAGTATAGTTTTCACTTCTACTTTGCTTCCAGTTGTAATGGAAAATGTGGGCGTTCCTATCATTGTTAATGGTACAAGTACGACACAAGTTGTATTAGGTTCTTCCGCAAATGTATTCCCTGTTGTTACTGACTTTGTAGTACCATTTTCTGCGGTGAATAATTACCTTCCCGACGTGACATACGTTCCTTCAGGCGAATACCGGCTAGTAGATTTGTACGGATCGTCACCTTGTAAGCAAATTGATATTCAGGTTTTCTGGAAAGATGTCTACGGGCAGCAACATCCGTTCTACCTTTCTTCTGGATGTAGCGGAAGTTTGAAAGTAATGTTTCGTGCTAAAAATTACAACAGTATCGCTCTGGATTAAAAGCGTTGTAGATTTTTGTAGTTATTTTTTTCTTTTTGTTAGATTAGAAAACAACCCATGAGTCAGGACTTCGAAAAGGTACTTGTTAAAGACGATAGATTAAACGTCACGGATTCCGTGAGTTATGCCGTTCATAAGGGCGGTCAAAATATGACCTCAGCGACTTTTAACGCTATTTCGCAGACTCCGTCTGCCGTCACGTGGAATATCCAAGTTCCATCAGAACAGACGCTAATTGATAGGAGAGTTATGTGGTCTTCTACTGTTACTCTTCAGATTAGTGTGACAGGTAATGCTGCTAATGCGGGACAACTTCCTTTTAACTACGGGTTGACTGATTCTCTCTCGGCATTCCCACTTCATCAACTTGTAAGTGTGATGACTGCTACTATCAACAACAATAGCGTTTCCCTTAACGTAAGGGATACATTACCCGCTATTCTTCGCTTCTTGGATCGCCGAGAACTTCAGAGGTACAACGGTATGACACCCGTCGCACCCGATCTTCTGGCTAGTTATGCCGATGGTATTGGGAGTCTATTGAACTCTCTTGGGTCTTGGTCTAATGCTGCCGATAATGACCTCTTCCAGCGTGGTTCTTACAGTCTTCTTGGCGTTTCTAATAATCCTCCTAATGCTGGTGGCGCTCTGCCGCCTTTCACTGGTGGCTTCCCACGTCCTTTAATCAATGGTACAACTGATGTCTATTACGTCCAATTCCAGTGTACCGAGCCTCTTCTCCTTTCCCCTTTCATCTATGGAAATCCTCAGAGCAACAACCAAGCCATGTACGGCGTTCAGAATATGAATATAGTCCTGAACTTGGGAGATGCGTCCCGAGTTTGGCGTACTGCCAATAACACCGCACCCGCTGGTACTAGTCCTGCTGCCGCTAATGGTAATGTTCCTTACACGAACATTAGTGCCATCTCAGTTAATGCCATTACTTCCTCTAAATTGATTTTTAATTTTCTGACTCCGCATCCAAGTGACCTTCTCCCTGCGAGAAATGCTGTCCCCTTCTACGAACTGCCTCGCTTCATTTCTGCTCCTGGCGTGACAGTTCAGCCCAATACTGCTTTCCCGCCTTCTTCCACTCTACTACAAACTTCTTCCCTTCAACTCAATCAAATCCCCGATAAGTTGATTATTTCCGTTCGTGTTCCTTTGTCAGGTCAGAACTGGGGAATTCCCGATGCTGGACTCTGTATTTCTGGTGTTTCTATCAACTTTAACAATCAAAGTGGTATTTTGGCATCAGCAACCCAACAGGACCTCTTCCGTTACAGCGTGGAAAATGGAAGTACGCAGTCGTGGTACGAATTCTCTGGATACGCAAATATTCCCGATAATGCTTCTGGTTGTGGAAAACGACTGGCTGGATCTGGTTCGCTTCTGATTTTGGAGTTTGGAAAAGACATCCAATTGACTGAAGATTATTATAGTAGTGGTTCGTTGGGAAATTTTAATTTACAACTACAGTTACAAGTGTATAATCAACTC